ACAGTTGTTCATAGCTACGCTTTATCTGGTGCTAGTTTAAAAACACATATTAAATATATGGCTTATGTCCTGACACACTTTAATGTTGTAGCGGTTGTCGGTGACTACAATGGTGGTGTCCAATTTATCAACTCTTGCAACGAGAGCACCATATTCAAAGATAAGAACTTAAAGCTTGGGGTTATAGAGGCTGAATTAGATAAAGCCAAAGACTATGATAAAAACCTACGTAGATTAAAAAATCAATATAACCTATCACAAAAGAACATTGTGTTTCTTAGAAAGCCTACATCAGCATGGATTAGGTTTGCTAACGAATCTTTACAATCAGCGTTTGATCATAAAAAGATATTCTTTGCTGGGGCAGCTATGAATGATGATTACAACATTCAGCGAAAATCTAGAGTCCCCATAAAAGAATTAAAGTTTATTAGGAATGACCCTAATGAAAATGGTGGCGTAGGGGCTAGGATGATTGATTTTGTGGAGCACCAAAAAGACATGATGGATTTAATTAAGGTTCAGTGTGCGCTCATACAGATAACAACATCTGCACAAGGCACACAGAGTTTTGATCTACCAACTAGCCTAAGAAAACAAAGTGGGGCAGATAAAGCTAGAAAAGACTCATACTCAGCCTTGGTCTTGGGTAATTGGTTCATGAATGTTTATTACGATATGAACTCTGACAATATCACTGATGTGCAGACTTCATTTACGCCAATGTTTATTTCTTAACTTTTGAAAGTTGAAAGTTAACTTTGGGGTGTAATATAAATTACATCCTATGTCTAAGAGAAAATATACTAAGCGGTCGGATTATTGGAAGAAGTTTAACAGTAATGAACATCCCTCTAGACCTACTGAGGATAAATTTGAGCCAGAGTTTTTAGGGGAGCCATTCTATACATCTGACGCTTCGTATCAGGATGTTTCAAAGGCTAGAAAGTCTCAGACTGGTAATAGTTTCACAGGTTCTAGAAATAACAGGATATCACAAAAAAATCCAATAGATAGATTTAGAAGCATTGCTATTGGTATGCTACCTTATGAGTATGCAGCTGATGGTGTAACAGCTAGAGATGCTATTGAGCTTTGTCAAAAAGCATACGCTAATGTGGCTGTATTTCGTAATGCTATTGATATTATGTCTGAGTTTACGAACACAGATATTTATCTAGAGGGTGGGACAAGAAAAAGCCGAGAGTTTTTTGAGGAGTGGTTTAAACGTGTTAATATCATAGGATTAAAAGATCAATACTTTAGGGAGTATTACAGAAGCGGTAATGTATTCTTATATAGAATAGACGGCAGGTTTAAGGCTGAAGATTACGCTAGGTTAATTAATCAGGTTGGTTCTATTGATGCTGGGCCTAATCAAATACCTTTGCGTTACATTCTTTTAAATCCATATGATGTTGTAGCGAAAAGAGCTACGACTTTTACTTATAGCGGTGCTTATCAAAAGATTTTATCTGATTACGAGTTAGCTCGTTTAGCCAACCCAATAACAGAGGAGGATCAAGCTATATTTGATGCTTTAGATCCAGAGGTGCAAAAAGACATTGTTGATAGATCTTATTCTCACAAAGGCATAAGTATAGACTTGGACCCTAAAAGATTATCATACTCTTTTTACAAAAAACAAGATTACGAGCCATTTGCCATACCTTTTGGCTTCCCAGTGTTAGAAGACATAAATGCAAAGCTTGAGCTAAAGAAGATGGATCAAGCTATTACAAGAACCGTAGAGAATGTTATTCTTCTGATAACAATGGGGGCTGATCCAGAGAAAGGTGGCATCAACCCCAACAATATGTTGGCCATGCAAAACTTATTTAAGAATGAGAGTGTCGGTCGTGTCTTAGTATCAGATTATACAACTAAAGCTGAGTTTATTATACCAGAACTAAATCTAGTTTTAGGGCCAGCCAAGTATGAAATCTTGAATGAAGATATCCGTCAAGGTTTGCAGAACATTGTAGTTGGAGAAGAAAAGTTTAACTCTACACAAGTTAAAGCACAGATATTTATTGATCGTTTACAAGAATCGAGACATGGCTTCTTAAATGACTTTTTGAATAAAGAAATCAAAAGGATAGCTAAGAACCTTGGATTTAGATCTTGGCCGCAAGCTAGAATGAAAGATATAGATATGAGAGATGAGGTGCAACTGATGAGGGCATCTACAAGACTTATGGAGCTTGGTATTATTACTCCTAAGCAGGGTATGGAAATGTTCCATAATGGCAAGTTCCCAGAGCCAGATCAGCTCAAGCCAGAACAGCAAGACTTCTTAGAGGACAGAGAAAAAGGTTACTATAATCCAATTGTAGGTGGTGTTCCCGTATACTCTCCTGACAAGAAGGCAACTGGTCCTAGAAAACAAGCTGGTAGACCAGAGGGGACTACAGACATACCTATAGTAAATGCCCAGTATTCTAGGGCTAACATACAAAACACAATCTATGATATAGAGAGTTTCATTAATAATTCTAAAGCTAAGATGATAGATAAACTTGGTGTTAAGGATCTAAATGATTCTCAAGAAGAGATGTTAAACAACTTATGTGAATCTATAGTATGCTCTCAAGATAAAGAATATTGGGGCGAAACTTTAGAATCTTGTGTAAAGGATTTTAACGAAATAGAGAATTTAAATACTTTAAAAGAAGTTTTAGATATCTCGGCTCAACATACGTTGGATACATATCCAGCGGCAATCTTATATCATAGCGATGAACGAACATCTTAAATACACCAAAGACGGAATCGAAGTGGATGTCGCAGCAGCGATGCACTACGGTGATAAGAAAAAAGAAGAATCCAAAGGGGCACCAGATATCAGCAAGCACTACTTCAAAACAAAAGAAGAGGCTATGAAAGATGCTGAGAAAATGGGTCTCAAGGGTATCCACTCTCACAAAGGCGAGAACGGAGAGACATTATACATGGCTGGACCTAATCATGAAGCTTTCATGAGGAAGCATAAAGAAGTCCTTAAAATGAAAGACAAATCTGAGAGCATGGACATGGATGACAAAGAGATGAAAGAGAAACACTCCGAAGGCTATATGTATATGAAGAAAAAGAAGGCCGAAGGTGAAATGATTAAGGATGGCAAATATGAGGGTAAGCCAGCAAAAGCTGGTCATTACGGTGATAAAAAGAAGGCTAAGGCCGAGATGAGTCCTAAACAAAAGAGTGCTCTTGATAAGAATAAGGACGGTAAGATTTCAAAAGAGGATTTTGAGATGCTTCGTAAAGAAAAGAAAGAGTCCAAGAGTATGCATAAAGACGAGGACAAAGACAAAAAGAAAAAGAAGATGATCAAGCCAAAAATGAGCTATGCTCAACTTCTAATTGATTTAACTAATAAAAATTCTGAAGAAGAAGAGTGATGGACTATAAGTATACTACTACTTTTGACTGTCCTCTTCTAGCTTGTGAAATTAGCGAGTCTTCTTTGATATCTAAGGCTTCCTTAGAATCATTAGCTCCTTTGCTCCCAACTGATGTTGATTATGGCAGTAACATTGATTTGTTAGGTGTAGCTTTCAATGCTGCTGTCGTAAACAAATTCAATAAAAATGGAGATGGGATGGACAGCGCAACAGCTGTTAAGTATACTAAGAATTTTATACATAAACCCACTAACATCGAACATGACAAACAAAAAGTTGTTGGTCACGTAGCTTCTGCTGGTTATAGCTCTTTTGGAGACAACAAGCTTTTATCAGAAGAAGAGGTCAAAGAAAAACAACAACCTTTTAATATAGCACTAGGTGCAATTATTTATAAGGGAGTCAATCCTTCTTTCACTAAATTAGTCGAAAGTTCTTTAGACCCAGAAAACGGTAGTTATCAAAAGGTATCTGCGAGCTGGGAGGTTGGTTTCAATAGCTATGTTTTAGCTGTTGGTAGTGACCTTTTAAGTGAATCTAGGATTGTATCTGACCCTGATGAAATACTTAAATTACAGGGGTTTTTAAGAAGTTTTGGTGGTAACGGAAAAACTGACAAAGGAGAGACTATTAATAGGTTAATCATGGGTGATATCTATCCTCTTGGTATAGCTTACACTCTAAACCCAGCAGCCCAAGTCAAAGGTCTGTATGGCGAACCACCTAAAAAATCCCAGTTTTTTATAAAGGATAAAAGGGATAAAATTTCACAAAACCGTGAAATAAATGTAAACAACGAAAAGAACTTTATCGACATGGAAATTGAAAAGACTCTAAACGAACTTAAGGAGCTTCTTAGCGAGAAGAAATTCTCTAAGGAAGCTGTCGCTTCGATGACTGACACATTTGCAGATGCTATCCGTCAGCGGGATGAACAATACCGCAAGGATGTTGAAGCAGAGAAAACAGCCAAAGAAGGCGCAATCAAGGAATACGAGGAGTTAAAGTCCTCGGTTTCTGATATGGAAGAAAAGCTGAATGCTGCAAATGAGCGCATTCTTGCTTTTGAACAGGACAAGAAAGCTGAAGAAGCCGTTGCCTCATTTAATGAGCGTATGGATTCTCTGGATGAGAAGTTCCAACTTGATGATCAAGACCGCGAATTTCTTGCTACAGAGCTTAGAGATCTTGATGATGCCGATGCTTATGAGGCATTTGCATCCAAGCTGGAAGTCCTTTGGAAACACAAAAACAAAGAGGTGCAAGCCGAATTTGATGCTGAGATTCAAGCTCGTATTGATGAGGAAGTTGCCAAGAGGGTATCTAACGCTTCTGAGGAAGAAGTTGAGTTGGAAGAAGCTCTTGATGACGCAGAGCCTACTGATGTTGGTGTTTCTAACGCAAACGAAGCTGTTGCCACTGAGGAGCCTTCTCTTCGTG